TGCGTCGATAGCCTCCTTAATTGACTTGATCTCTTTAGCAAGATACTCAGAGTACTTGTTAAAGTCTTCAGCCTTTACGAATTCTGCCATGTTTTGATTTTCTTTTATTTGTGTGTCTGTTTTTTCTATTAAGTTAGCCTCTCCACCCATTTCATAGATGTAGATTCCATCATCGTTGCTAAAGCCATAAGACTCATTTACTCTTTTTAGCTCAGCATTCTCAAAGCCAGGATCTGCAACAAGATCATATGTAAATAATTGCTTGATCTTTACTTTACCATTAGATTCAACTGCACCTGCAGCTCTTGAAGAAATTTGTAGAGGTACACCAGCATCAACCAGTGCTTTTGCTTGACGACCAGCGTCTGTGTCTAGAAGTCTGATCTTACCACGAACTTCTTTAGTATCTTTATCGTAGAAAAGTTCTTCTACAATGTGTGATACGTTCTTTAAAGAAGTATCGAATTGTGTTGGGTGATCTAATTCACCTAATAACTTAGAGGACTTAATTTTTGCCTGAAGGGCTTCAATCTGCGGAACATATTCATCTTCCGTATAAATACGATTGTTTCTGTTTTTTTGATCTATCTGACCAAAAACGCCTTCAAGTACATAATCCTTGTTTTCGCTCTTGTCAACGTTAAGTGCCGATGATGACATCTCAACAATTAACAAATTTTTGCTATTTTTCATTCTATGCGTTTTTCTATTTTTAATATATATCAGCTTTACTTATGTAAATATCTTATTAGATGTCAAGATCTAGATCATCTCCGCCGCCTTCATCTCCGCCGCCTTCATCTCCGCCGCCTTCATCTCCGCCTTCTTCTTCAGCATCCTTTTCTTTCTCTTCTGCTTTAACTTCATTAAAGAACTTAGTTAGCTTATCCAGCTCACCACTGGCAAAAGAACCTTCGCCATACTCATCAAAAAAGTATTGTTTAAATTCCTTCTCTGTTTGAAAGGCTTGAATAGCACCTAATATCTCAGCAGACTTAATAGTCTCACCTGAGTCTAGTGTATAATCATCAACATATACAGTTGACTCTTCGCCTGCTTTCAGTGCGTCTTCGTTTACTTTTTTAACGAATGATTCGAATGTTCTATAAATTTTCATAGTTTATATATCTTTTAAAATCCCATACCGCCCATTTCATCTTCGCCACCGCCTTCTCCAGCATCTTCCATACTAGCTTTAGCCTTTGCAGACTCGTTGGCTTGAATCTCATCGTCGGTAAGTTTTAAGTACTTCTTAACAAGGTATGCCTGGTCAAAATAGTACTCTTCTTCCATTGTTTCTTGGTTTGTTGTCATTAAGCTATCTCGCATACTACCAATAAATTCTAGTCTACGTTCCATGATTTCCATATGCTTTAATTCAGCAAACATATTCTCTTCATTGAATCTTAAGGCAACCTGAGTTTTAAACTGTGGATCTTCACTAAACTCCGGGTACTTTAAACACATTTGAATATAGAGCGGCTTAACTAAGATCTCTTGGAACGTTGATCTTAAACGTTTGATAAACTTGCTAAACTTGATCTCATCACGGATCATACCGTCTGCTGCAAGGTTAAAATCTCCACCACCATCTTCATACAAGAATCTTGAATAAGGGATCTTAGAGACGTGTTTTAATTTATCACTAAAGTATTTAAGTGCCTCTGTGTCTGAAAGGTCTGGACCTTCACCGCCAAGGGTTTCAATCTCTGGGCTCTCACCCTCTTTGCTTGGTAGCCAGTATTCTTTGTTGAACTGGAGCATTGGTTGGCCATCTGTGTGTAGTGTAGCACTTTCCCAATCAAAATCAACATTCTCTTTATAAGAGTTCATCAGTTGTGCTAAGGATTGCTTAGCACGAGTCTTAGACTTACCTCCAACTGGAATGATAAACTTCATACGGAATGAAGCGTTGGTCACAGCCCATACAACTCTAGTATGTTCCATGATTCTTAATAAGTTAAATGCTCTGATAAGTCTTTCTAAGTAACTTACACGACTTGCTGTTGTAATCGAAGAGTAAGATATGTAAATGATCTGTGAGTCGTATAATTTACGCTCTTTTGTTGGATCGTCTTTATATTGTACCCAAACTTTTTTACCATCATCGTGGTTATAGCCTGGAATAAGTGTAATCGGGTCAATCTCTTTAAAACCGATAATCTCAGTTTGATCTGGGTTATAAATAATCTCAAATGCTAGATAACCGTCAACTAAGAATTTTCTAAAATAGTACCAAGCTGATTGGTCTGAGTTAAAGCCAAAATAATGGTAGATTTGTCTAAAGAACTTACTAAGGTCCTTCTCAACTTTCTCAGAGACATCAAGGCCTAAAATTTCAGGCTGGCAGAAAAAGTTTTTTTCATCATAAACTATAGTCTCATCACATAAAATATCAAGAATGTCTTCAATTTCATCGTTAACTGAAAAGTCTCTTAATTCATCTCGCTTTTGCTTATACTCCTGGTCAAAGAACGGAATGTTCTTCTTCATGTTAATATCTGTCATCGAGAGTGCAGCAAAGGCACCGTAGATGTCATCGTTATCAACTCCCATTGGGTTCAGCTGGCCGTAGCCAAACATATCCTCCATTGGTCCAATTGCTTGAGACTGGCGTAGCACCATGTCATCATATCGCATACCGAATGATGATAGTGACTTCAACGTATTCGATAAGTTAAACGGTTTGCTACCGTAACTTAAAGGTCCGTTTCTTTTATTTGTGAATCCTGCCATATTATGATACTATTTTCAATGTTATATATCCTATTTCTTAAGGTGATTTCTAAACTGGTATCTGATCTTCCCGATTGAAGCACCGTTAAGCTCTATAAAGTCGCAGAGCGCTATTCTTGCCCAGTTTTCATAGTTAACTATCTTTTGATTAGACTTCCTTGATGGAATATACTGTCTAACTGCAAAACCAAGCCCAAACCTATCTAAAAAAGATTTAGCGCCGTTGTATGTTAAAGGTAATTGCCCTTGTGCAGAAGCCATGCCTCCTTTACCTTTAGTTTTAGAGTCAATCTGACCAGATAGTCTTTCATAAACCATATCTAGCATATCTTCTTTAAAGGCCACTGGTAAAAGATTTAGATTAATGCCAAAATCATTACCTTCAACTGGGTCTAATGCAAGCACGACTGGATTACGATCCCACCATTCTAAAGTGGCTTCGTGTTTTGGGTTATCATATCTAAAAACGTGAATCATGCCCGTTCTAAAACGACCACTTCTTTTCATTACAGCACCCTCTCTGATGTTCTTGCTACTAGATTGAAACCACTCTTCAGCAGCCTTTCTAGCATTGGTTTTACCACCAGCCTCTTTGCTCAATTCCCTTATATCTTTCTTAATTTTACCCATCTTAACCTAGAGTCTTTTCAGTAAGTACAATAAAACGCCATCCTCGAGCTTCTGCCCATTGTTTAGCGTAAGCATACTTGTCTCTATTTTTTATGTATTGCTCTGCCAGAAACTTATATGAGTTCAGTGCCTTCTTTGAGTTCTTTGTCGGCGGCTTAGGCTTTGTAATCTGAGCTTCTGGTTTAACCTCAACTAAGAATTCTTTTTCACCTTCTTCAGTCCTGGTCTTCATATAAAAGTCCGGATAATATTTATGCTCTTTATTATCCATCGTTGACCAGTACTTAATTACAACTGGCTCACTTGACCATTTAATAACATGGTCTCTTGTATCACACATAATCATAAACTTGCGTTCCCATGAACTCCTGTAGATAATAGGAGTTGGTCCAACATACTTATCTGGGTTAGTTGGATTAAAATAGCCTTGAATGTGGCCTGAGTTATTGCTTGGTTTAAGATTCTTTATCGACATTAAATATTAAACATACCACCGTCTTGATCTGAGCTTCTGCTATTAATACGATCTATAGACATTGTGTTTTTATATTTTGTTGGGTGGATTTTATTCCAGCCTTTAGCATAGCCTCTTTTTGCTATCTCTGTAAAATAGGCAAATGCATTCTTGTATTTTGGATTAAAGTTTTGCCAGTACTTAAGAAGATCTAAAAGTGCAAACTGTAAACAATCTTGACGATCATCTTCATTTACATAAGTTAATTTTCTGATAGTACGTTCTGCCAAAAGTACAAGCATTTTCTCGGCATCTCTTGTGAGTTTACCCTCTTCCTTGGACTGTACGATCGCGTCATAGAGATCCTTATTGTTTAAATAGTTTTTAGCCACCGTTATTATTCTTTTTAAGTTTACTATGTCTTATACAACAAAAAAGCCCATTTGTTTCCAAACGGGCTTTTGGATAGCTTATACGCTATTTAATTATGAAAGTTCAGAACTAGGAATCTCGATAGTTCTTTTCTCTATTCTAACCGGTTTATCATCTCTAAATACTGTTAGTAGATCGTCTTTACCAGCTTGTGTAAACTCAACTGCATCAACCATAATCTCAGTACCTTTAGCCATTTGATCTATTTCAACTTTTGTAGTTGCTTTAATATAGCCGTCGTTTCTAGTTAGCTTTTCTTCTGCTAAGCTTTCGATCTCTTCGCTGATTCTATTAATCTCAGAATTTAAAAAATGATCTGCCTCTTTAATTGCAGGGATGTTTCTATCAGCCTCTGCAAGTTTACCTCTTTGGTCTTGTAGGAATGAGATCATTTCTCTTTTAAGAGAGATAGAAGCCTCTCTATCTTCAACTTGTTCTTGGATGCCATTAACTAGATCTTGTACTGCAGCACTAATATCTTCACCTGTTTCTTCAGCTACGTAGTTAATTAGCTCTTGTGGCTCCATCTGAATGAACTTGCCAATCTTAGTAGCCTCGTTAAGTCGCCATACATAACATCTATTTGGTGTACGGATCACAGAAACCTTAATATCGCCTTCATTAAGCTCTGTCACAAAGTCTAGTATGTTAAGCATGCTAAAGTTTTTAGCTGCAGATTCAAAAAGATTTAGTAGAGCCTTATCTTCGTACTTGATTAATGCAGAAGCAAAAGCTTGCTCTGTAACACCTTCTGTAACTACCTCTCGGTTGCCGATAAATGTTTTATTTTCATTAGCGTCATATTTAAAGCGCACTTGAATGCCTTTCTTGTTTAACGCAATAATCTGTTCATTTACCTTATCTAGCTCTGATTTAACTTCAGTAACTGCTACTGCTTTATTCGATAGCTTGGACTCCTTTAGGGTTGAATTTAAAAACTCAAATCTCTTATTAAGATCCAATAGCTTGTTATAATTATCAGCCTTTTCCTCGTTTAGTTCTCTAATTTGAGACTTTGAGTTATAGTCATAATTGAATTCGATGCCTGACTCGTCAACCTTAAAAACCTTAAGAGCTTTTGAAAGCGTCAAAAATTCTTGGCTAGCACTTCTTGCCTCTTCCACTATATTACCGGTAAGCTTAAAAAGTTTACCTGCAGTTTCAAAGATATAGCTAGCGCCCTGTTTTTCAGTTGGCGAAATGATGCCTTTTCTTAATTTACTCATTTCGTATTTTGATTTTTATGTTTAGATTATATATCTGTCTAATTTACTCGTTAAATGGAAGGTCTCTACCAGTGACAATATAATCATCACCCAATGCAGATTTACCGTCTTCATTATCGTTGACTGTGTTTAGGCTTGAATTGCCAATCACTGTCATTCTATTTGAAGCCTTTCTACGTTTAGTTATGCGTCTTTCATATTCTATCGTGTCTGTTGGTGTTTCAGTTAAAACTGTAACAGTAGCCTCGTCAATAGCGTCTTGACCCTCATGTGTAAGTGTCCATCCAGATTCTGGAGATCCAGAACCTACATATTGCCATAATTTTAAATAGTCTTCACTGTAATATACAGAAGTGGTTTCAGA